CAGCATCGAAATCGTCACCAACAAAAAAATATTCAAGATGCTCACCAGTATTTGCATAACTGAAGATGCTCATAATATCCCTTATACTAGTAAACCCATTCTGATTAATATGCGCCAAAATATTTGATTTTATTTTTTGATCATTCTCAGGGTCAATCTGAGATTTAAAATTTTCAGAAAGCATTACTCCAAATGGATTATCACCATCATATTCAACAACCTCATTAAATACACTAGAGCTAACTGCTTTGTTGTTTTGGTAGATTTCAATGATTTTTTCGCCAGTCATTTTCTTTCTCTCTGTTGTCTTAGTTGATGTAGTAATAATAGCATTCTGGTACAACTATGCAAGCACTTTCATGCGATTATTTTGATATTTCTTTCATTTTTTCAAAATATTCAAACTCCTTCTTTATTCGTTTAACAGCCCTAGTAGCAGTAGACTTCGTCTCGCCAAAAATTAGATTTTCAGCAGCGTAGCCCGTCATACCATCAATGATCACTAACTCAGCCATTCGAGCCGCTTCCCTAGTCATATTGATATGCTCAGCCATTACTCTAATTTGTTCTCTGTTCATTTTTTACCCCTATCCCCCTATAAAACGGGGGTATCGTCAAATCCGTCAACATCCCAGCGCGCCATAAAATTCTGCTTCACTTCTTCATCATTGCATGTAATTTTTTCGCGTCCGCTGTACTCGATTTCATGGTATAGCATTACTTCTTTGCCATTTTTATCAAATCTGTATTCATCACCGCAGTACTCTATTAACTCAATCATTTTGTCATCCCAGTAATTTTAGCCAAATCAGCTAAAGCCGCATCACGCTCGCGCCTCGCTAATGTCAAATTTGCCTCTGCGCACTTTAGCATCATGCCACCCGCAGGCTTATTATCTTCAACATCTCCTTCTGCGTTAGAAACATAGCGCAATGCTCTAATTAGTCTTTGGCGCTTTTCTTCTGTTTCTTGCTGTTTTTTGCTTGTAAAAATTGATCTGATAAAGTTGATTAAAGTTTTCATTTGCCTGCTGCCTTTGTTGTCTCAGTTGATGTAAGTAATAATAGCACTTTCATACAATCATGCAAGCGATTTCGTACGATTATTTAGTAATTATTTTGAATGTGATGAACTTCAAGATTATCAAACCGTGCATGTTTGCCGATAAATGCTACTCTGGCCATGCCTATTGGGCCATTGCGCTGTTTACCTATAATTACTTCTGCTGTGCCTTTGTCGGGTGAATTCTCATCGTAAACTTCATCTCGATAAAGGAACATGATCAAGTCGGCATCTTGCTCGATAGCTCCAGATTCACGCAAGTCGGAATTGATGGGGCGTTTGTTTGGCCTGTTTTCAAGCGAGCGGTTTAATTGAGAAAGAGCAACCAATGGGCAATTGAATTCTTTCGCAATGGATTTGAGCTGGCGACTAATTTCTGTTATTTCCTGAACTCGCCCTTGTGTAAACCCTGGGATTTTAATCATTTGGAGATAATCAATCATGATCAAACCGATATCACCCGCCTTACGTTTTAGCCTGCGCAATTTAGAGCGTATGTCGGCTGGTGAGATGTCTGAGGAGTCATCAATATACAGCGGCCTATCATTCAGTTGATTAACGGCAGATGACAGCTTGGCCCAGTCGTCTTGCTCAAGCTTTCCTGATCTAACCCTGCTCGCATCTAGTCGACCAAGGCTTGAAATTGATCTGTCAGCCAGTCCTGTGTCGGGCATTTCAATACTGAATACAGCAACCGCTTTATCTTGATTAATAACTGCATGTTCAACCAAGTTCATTGCAAATGTACTTTTCCCCATGGAAGGCCGAGCAGCAAGAATAATTAAATCAGTGCTCTGTAAACCGCTCGTCATCCCATCAAGTTCTGTTAAACCAGTTGATAAGCCAGTTAGCGCACCCTCACTATTAAATCTCTCGTCAATGCCGCGCAAGGACTGCTTAACAACATCATTAATATGTTTAAAATCCTGCTTAGCTGCCGCTGTATCTGTTAGCTGCATAATCATGGTTTCAGCTTGATCAATTAGCACTTTTGAATCAGATAGTGTGTCATGTCTAAGCATTTCATTAATATCGCTAGCAATTGTAGCCAGCTTATACCTTGCCGATCTCTCTTTTATAACTTCGGCATATTCAGCGACATTTGATAGTGATACGGCATTTTCCATCAAGCTAGCAAGATAGCCAATACCACCGACATCAACAGATAACTTCTCACAATGCTCGCTTACAGTAAGCATATCAATAGCGCTATTTTTTTTAGCTAGCTCACAAATTGCGTGATAGATAACTTGATGCCGCTGAATTAAAAAATCAGTTTCAGTTAATACTGATAAAATTTGCTCGGCATGTTCGCTTTCAAGCAACAGCGCCCCCAGAACGCTTTGTTCTGCTTCATTACTTGGTGCAATCATTCTAAATTCCCCATTAAATTATCTAAAACAGCCCTAGCAGCCTTTTTGTCCTCTTCTGTGTGTGTTGCCTTAGGTTTTGACTCTAAGGCCGTTACAGGCGTTTTGAGCGGCATATTCTGAGTTTTATGTTTAATCAGGTTTTGTGTGTACGCTGCTTTAAATTCTTTCTCGCCTTTTCCTGCTGCAATCTGTGACCATTTCCCGTAGCCAGTTGTATAAATCAGTTGATCAAGTTTTGATGGATCGTGCGCTTGCTGCGTTGCTTTTGTCCAAGCTTCGTCAGTTGGCATGTAATCGTAATCCTCTGGCCGTGGCATACACGCTGCTACAAATTGCCCAACACTTGGATAAAATGCGTTATCTCGGCTACGCATACGTTTAAAACCCAGTTTGACAAACTCTATTGCTAACAGGTTGTTTTCTTCTAACCCTTGCTCAAGCTGGTTCAGATAACCTCGCATTTGATCAACAGACTTAAAGGAAGTTTCCCCTTGGGGATAAATCACTTTCAATTGCATTGCTATGGTTGCCATTAATTCTGTGTTGTTCATTGCGTGACTCCTCGACTATTTCAGTTAGCATTTCCGTCATTGTTGGTTTGCTGAATTTCATTTTGATAACCAGTTGATCAAACTGTTTACGTAGCTTCTTAGGGCTCAAAATGTTTGATTGCCAGAAAGGGTCTTTTCTTACCCACTCCCATACTTTCGACACATCCTCATAACTTCTTTTGTCAATGTCTGTGATTAGCCGCAAGTCATTTGCCCACGATTCTATGTTTGCTTGACGCTGATTAGGATTTAGCTCTCGTATACAATCAAACATGTACTGAGCAAAATTTAAGTGATCTTGAGTAAATTTAGGCTTTGCTTGTTGAGCAGGTTTTTCCTGTTCAACTAAAGGTCTTATAGTAGTTGTATTAGTAACTGTATTAGTACGTGGGCAGGATATTTCCCCAACTTCGGGCAGGATATTTCCCGAAGTGGGGCAGGATATTTCCCCATCTACACCATAAAATAAAACCTTGTTTACTTTGATTGTGCGCTTAACAGTGATATTCCCTTTGCGCTGCTCAACTGACTCAATATAGTTTTTTTGTCGCAGTGAAGTTAAAAGCTGTTTAACTCTGCGCTCTGACAAACCGAGAAACTCAGAAAAATGCGCGTTAGATGCAAAACAAACATCAAAGCTATTAATCTCAACCAATAGCATTTTTTCTTGTAGGGTCAATTCAGCATTAAGCCAAATTTCTTTAGGCACCCAAACACCCTTGAAATCTCTATTCATCACAAGCAATCTCGGTCAGAACACAATCATAAGAACGCTCATAAACTCTTTTCAACTCTTCTGGGTCATAGTATTCCAAGCCCCTAAATGTGAGCGTATTCATCAATTCATTTCTTAACTTCTTAATAAGGACTGTCGAAGGCCTAGGGTAAAATCGCTTTCTGAATTTTGCTATGGAAGTAAACCCGCAGTTTGATATATCGCAAATGGCTGAGTTGTAAGCAGGGTCGTGTTCAATAATTGTTCTCAGCTTAATAGCCAAAGACTCTGTGTGAGTGTAAGGCGTTGGGTCATAATAAACCTCGTCAAATTCTTTTTCTTTCAAGTGTTGATTTATTCGAGAAACTACGCATTTTGTCTTGCCAACATAAACAACAACACCACGATTTAAGAGAAAGTAAATAAAGTTACTTTCACTATCAACAAATGGCACTTTGTATTCAATCGCATTGTTAATGTCCGCTACTTTTGCGCGATAAAAATCACTAGGCATAGCGTTGCCTTTTTCATGTTTTTTCATGTTTTTTCTCAACTTAATTTTCAGCTTGAAAAGAAGGATAAAGCGGCGGCGGAATAGCTGAGGAAATCCTGTCATCTGGGTAATTAGTCCAGACTAGCCGCTTGTAAGTTAATTATATCAGGCTTTTTCTATTCTTTCTTTTGCTATGTTGAAGTAATTTTCATCTAGCTCGATACCTATGAAACTACGGTTAAGGTTTTTAGCTGCAACGCCTGTTGTACCGCTTCCCATAGTAAAATCTAAAACGGTTTCGCCTTCGTTAGTGTAGGTTTTGATCAGGTACTCCATGAGCGCGACTGGCTTTTGCGTTGGGTGTACTGTTTTACCCTCGCTTTTAAATTTTTGTATCGTCCTTGGGTAGTTTGTCTTAGTCTGCAGGTTTTCTTTCCCGCTTTCACCGTAGCACCCGCCATTATTTCCGCGCCTAGTTATTTTATTACAATCAATTAACCCTTGTGGGTTGTAGGCAGGCTGCTTTCTGTAAAATACCAATACATCTTCTGCATTTTTCATTGGCATTCTTTTAGCGTTTAAATGCCCAGTGGCTGCAGTCTTTTCCCACACCCAAGAATAACGCAGGTCTTTAACATTTGAAGCACCTAAAATGCTTGTGAACGGCTGGCTAGCAGTCATCACAATAGCTCCACTAGGCTTGATGATACGCTTTAACTGCTCCCACATAGGCTCTAGTGGGATAATTGAATCCCACTTGCATTGAGTTGTGCCGTAAGGTGGGTCAGTCAAAACCATATCAACTGAACCATCGGAAATAGTTTTCATTAGCTCAAGACAATCGCCTTGCATCAAATTAAATTCACTCATTAATTTTCGCCTTTTATCGCTAAACACCCTTTAAGCACCACCGCAAACAGTTTAGGCTTGTTGCGCTGCCAGTTGCTTAGTGTCTCTTTGCTAACGCCTGTTAGCCGTGTTACTTCAGCAAGGCTTTTCAGCCCTGCCGCTTTCGCTTGTTCGCTTGGTGTCATTTTTTAAGATACTCGTAATTTAATGGGATCCAATAAAGTACAGTGCAAGTTCTGCTGCCTCTATCGTACCAATCAGAGCCATCAAAATGCACAAACTCGACACTTGCATTATTCATGTCACCATAAGGTGCAACCATCCCGATTACTTCGCCACATACTGAATCCATTTCGTTAATTGGTGTATTTCCTTCTTCATTTTTTATCCAGACATTCATGTTAATTACTCCAAAATCATTAATTCATACTTGGTTAACTCCGCATACCAGAACCGCAAAGTGCTTTCTTTTGCTGCCATTGCTCGCAAGTCCCTTATCTTACCCTTCACCTCATTTATTTTTTTCTTTACCTCCGTGTTTGATTCATTTTTTAACCTTGCTCTGAGGTTTCTACGCTTAACCCAAGTGCCGCGACACCGCGACACCTCCGCTTCTATCTGTTCGCTCGTGTAGATCATTAAGCAACAACCAAGGTTTCAGCTTCTTCAACTTGCAATGCTTGCTCGTAAATCGAAACAAGCTGCGAACAAATCGCTTTTGACGTACGGCCTTTAACATCAAAACCAGATACTAAAGCCTGTGCTTTGATTTCTTTCAACGCTACTTTGTTTTTATACATATCAAGCAAGTGAATAGCTGCTTTTAAAGTTGCTGTTTTTGCTTCTGTGAATTTGATTGTTTTCATTTCTTTTCTCTCTCTGTTGTTTGTTTCGATGTGTGTAATATAGCTAAACTATTTATCCATGTAAAGGTATTTAGTTAAATTATTTATAATTATTTTATCAGGCACAAAAAAACCGCAGTGAAGCGGCTTTGTAGAAACTTGGTTTCATTTTAAAAAATACC